GCCGAGGGGCGAGCCAATGGGAAGAGCGGCTGACCGGGGCGACCGTGCACAGTTTGAACGCCTACCACGGTGCCCAATGTGCGGGCGGGTGGTGCAGCTAGGTTGTAGCGGGCAAAAGAAGTTCGCTCGGTTCGGCTGGGTGTGTGTAAATCGGCAATGCGGGCAGACCGGGCCGCTCTCCGTTTCAGTGTTGGACGCAATGTGGGAGTTAGGCGGCAGACCGCCCAAGAGCTAACTCATGGCACGGCCAAAACTTAACATCAATAAAGACCAGGTCTACAAGCTCGCCAGCATGGGCCTCAACCACAAGGAAATCGGCGAGGTTCTGGGGTGCTGTAGTAAAACGCTCCAGCGGAATTTTGTCCACCTCATAGAAAATGGCCACGACAACATGCGGGCCAGCCTGACCCGGATGCAGTTCATGCAGGCGATGGGCTCGCGTGCCGAGTACGACGCCAAGGGCAACAAGGTCAAGGCCGAATGCAAGCCCAACATCACCATGCTTATCTGGTTGGGCAAACAGAAGCTGGGTCAATCAGATCGCCTCGTGCGCGAGGACCACACCCCGGGCGGTGCCGAGATGCGGGAGGCCAAGGACCGGGTTGCGAAAATCATGGCCGACGACGAGGCCCGCAAGCTGTACAACAAGCTCTGTGACCGGCTCGGCGCCATGGACGGCCAGGCGGCCCCCCTGGTGCGTGGCGGGGTCGGTGGTAACGGTAAGGGCCGGGCGGGCGGTAATGGCGAGGATACGGAGGACTGACGATATGGCCGAGTTGAGGGCAGTGCGAGTGCAACTTGATGCGGATCAAACGCCGCCCCAGGGGATACGGTTCTTCTGGGCGGACGATGGGGCGGAAATCAGCGCTGCAACCGCAACGTTGCATCTGGCTTGGCACCAACCGCGGGGCGTCGCTCCCACAGCCGAGGTGGACATTGAGGCGTTTGAGGAACCCTTACGGGTGGACGATAAAGGCAACATAGTACGAGAACACTTTACCGCCAGGGTTGCCGAGTGGTGTCAGGCACCAACGAAGCCAAAGGAGACTGACGATGGCGCTAATGGTTGACGCGGACAAGCTGATAGCGTGGTGCCAGGACCTGAATCTCGACCGTGATCGTGCTCCCGATTGGTATCAGGGAGTTGAGGGCATGATCGCGACCATCAATGAACTCGCCGTCGAGGTGCCGGACGTGCCCGACGTGCAGGCCCAAAACGCCCGCCTTCGCAACGCTATCAACAGCAGCCTTGAATGGCTCGAATCGCAGACCCGCCGGCATCACTACTGCGAGGATGGGTATTATTCCTGTCCCCGTAGCCCCCTCGACTATCAGGACGTTGAGGGCAAAGAGTGCGATTGCGGAGCTGACAAGTTCAACGCTGAACTGGCGGCTATAATTGCCATGCTCCAGCAGGCGGCAGAGGCGCAAGAGTGTGTCAAGTAGCCCGGTCATCGAGCCAGAGGACATGGCGACACCGTGGATGCGGTCGCCCGACGAGCATGCGGCATACACCAGCGAGGGGGCGTGGAAGACACACCCACACCTGGCACTGATAGGACGTCGGGTCGCCGACGCTGTATGGCGTGGCGGCGGGCGGCTGCTGGTCTCAATTCCACCCCGCCATGGCAAGTCTGAGCTGATCTCGTTTCGTACGCCGGTGTGGGCCCTGGACTTCAACCCGGCCTTTCGGCTGATCCTGACCAGCTACGGCGACGAGCTGGCCCGCAACTGGGGGCGGCGGGTGCGCAACGAGATCGTTAGCAGCCCGCACATGTCGGTCAAGTTGATCGAGGACAGCAAGGCCGCTAACCGCTGGAACACGCCACAGGGGGGCGGCATGGTCACCGCTGGCATCGGCGGGCCCATCACCGGCTTTGGGGCCGACCTGATCATCGTAGACGACCCGTGTAAGAATTGGCAGGACGCCACCTCGCGGACGCTGCGCCTGACCGAGCGGGAATGGTTCAACACCACCCTGTACACCCGCCTGGAGCCCAACGCGACCATTGTGGTGCTTATGGCCCGGTGGACCGAGGACGACCTGGTCGGCTGGTTGCAGGAGGAGCACGCGGACAACTGGGAGGTGATCAGGCTGCCGGCGATGGCTGAGGCCGGCGATCTGTTAGGCCGCCAGCCAGGTGAGGCGTTGTGGCCGGGGCGGTTCGACCGCGAGGCGTTGGACAACATCCGGGCGGCCATGCTACCGCACCAATGGGACGCCCTGTACCAGCAGGCGCCCACCGGCTACGGCCCGGGGAGGCTGTATGACCAGTTCGACCCGGTGTTACACCTGGACAGCCATCTGGCCCTTGACCCCGCCCTGCCGTTGCAACTGTCACTGGACTTCAACATCTCGCCCGGCATGCACGGCATCATCGGACAGCACAACAGGCGGGCCGACCAGCTAATAGCCCACACCGAGATACACGGGCCGCGAATGAGCACCCGGGCGCTGGCCGAGGCGTTTGGTGTCTGGCTGCGGACACAGGGCTACATACCCGGCAGACCTGAGCCCTGGCCGTGGTCGGGCGAGCTCGAGGTGTTCGGCGATGCCTCTGGCCATTCGGGGCACAGCAGCACCGGTGAGAGCGACTACGCTGTGCTGGCTGCCGGCCTGCAACGCCTGGGGGTCCGCTACCGTATGCGCGTGCCCAAGAGCAACCCGCCGATCATCGACCGGGTCAATGCGGTGAACTGGGCATTGAAGGACGCCAACAGCGCCCCCCACTACCACATCCACCCCCGGTGCGAGCGGCTGATCGAGGACATGCGACGGATGCCACGGGCCGAGGGCGTGGTGATCGACAAGCACGACGAGGCGCTGTCGCACTCCTCGAGCGCTGAGGGCTACCGTATTTGGTATCTGCGCCCGGTGGCGACCAGGCGTATTGAGACTAGGGACCGGCGCGTGTCGGTGTGACAACACATCCTGGATGTTGCAAAAAGGCATCATCATGGCAAAGATACCCTGGCCCTGGGGCAAGCGGCCGACGACCGGCGAGCGGACCGGGCAGCAGTCGAAAGTGAGCGACGTGGCCACACTCTTCGGCTTCGGCCAGCTTGTCGGCTTCGGTCAGGCACCGGCGGCCACACTGCACACCTACCGCCGCATCCGCACACATCCCACCGTGGCCCTGGCCCGAGCCGTAGCCATGGCGCCGATCATGGCAGCCAAGCTCTCTGTCGAGGCCGCCAAGGGTGTGCCCGACGAGCGAATCGAGTTTATCGGCGAGCAGATGGAGCCGATCTGGGCCACGTTGCTCAAGGACACGCTGCTGGCCCTCGACTTCGGCTTCCAGGCGTTTGAGAAGGTCTGGAAGGTGAGCGATGCGGGCCGGCTGGTCTACCACAAGCTCAAACCGTTGTGCCCCGACGACGTCGAGATACTGGTGGCCGAAAAGACGGGCCAATTCACCGGGCTACAACAGGACGACGTCAAGCTGGGCGTCCCGCAGGTGTTCGTTTACACGCACGACATGATGTGGGGCAACTACTACGGCCGTAGCCGCCACGAGAACATACGGGCGACGGCCTGGCACCCGTGGATGGAGGTGAACGAGAAGGCTGGGAAGTACGCCACCAAAGTTGCCGGCGTCATCCCGATGGTGCAATACCCGATAGGCGAAATGATTGACTCGGCTGGCGTGACGATCAGCACGTTCGACGGGGCCAGGCGGGTGCTCGCGGAGCTTGGCCAAGGGCACGGCGTGGCGATGCCCAACACGTTGAGCGAGTACACGGCCGACCTGCTGCACGCCGGCGCCAAGCCCCAGGACTTGCAGGCGTGGCAAATATCGTTCCTCGAGGCCAAAGGCCAGCATGGCGGCGATTTCGTTGAAATGCTGCGCTACTACGATACGCAGATCATGCGGGGCTGGCTGGTGCCTGAGCGGGTAGCGCTCGAGGGGCAGCACGGGACCAAAGCTGAGGCTGGCGTGCAGACGGGGACCGCCCTGACGATTGCCACGCTGACGCTCAATGACATCATCCGGCACATCAACTGGTATCTGATCGACCCGCTGCTGGTCTACAACTACGGGCAGCAGGCCGAGGGTAGCGTGTACGTGACGCACGCCGGCCTGGCGCCGGAGGTGGCGGCCCTGTTCGAGAAGATCGTCGCCAACGTGCTAGGCGCGCCGGCGAACGCTGACCTGCTGCAAACGTGGGTGGACGTCGACGCCCTGCTGGATGCGGTGGGGCTACCTAAGTCTGAGGCGGTGGTCGACCCTGAGTCGACGCCGGATAAGGACGAGCCAGACGAGGACAAGCCGACCCCGGAGCAAGAGGCGGCTAGGCGGGCGGCGTCGATTTATAGCGGCTTACATGCGTGAGAAAGGCGGGTCATATGAAGCGGTTGGTACAGATCGTTGAGTCGTGCGGCGACTGCTACCTCTGTAGCGCGATGGGCCTGGATGGCGTCGCCCATGCCCACTGCGGGTTTCCTGGCAAGTACCGGGCGCTGCCCGCCAATGGCAAGGAGAGCACCGAGTTAATGGTGATGGAGATACCGGACTGGTGCCCGCTGCCAGAGGCAACGGCCGCAGAAGAGGCAGAGCAGAAGGCAAGAGACTTGGCGGAATGGCAAAGAGGCCAGGACGAAAGGGCGCGGGCAAAAGAGAAAAGGGAGGCAAACTGGCGTGGCCAGCAAACGAGCCAGACAAGCAGCCCAGCACCAGGAAAGTGACCGGCAGGCGCTAGAGCTGCCCGGCTGTCGCCGCGCCCGCACTATCGCCGCCAGCGTCCGCAGTGCAGCTATGCGGGCCTACCGGGACGGCCACGACGTCGGTCCGGCTATCAGGGCTGCGGCTATGCCCCTCGAGGTCTTGCTGCTGGACGCTATGGTCGCCTCCCACCTGGGCGGTCGAGTGCGGATCGTCGAGCGCGTGACATCCGAGCGGCCGGCAGTGGGCAAGCGGCTGTCGTGCGACAAACGCGTGCCCGGCCTGTTGTTGGGGCGCGGTTATTGGCTGGCAGCGGCGGCGGCGGGCCCAGCCTCGTACGGCCATGCCACCCGGTTTGCCCAGCAGCGGTTGCGGCTGTCAGGGCCCCAGGTGGCCAACCTGACCGACACGTACGGCCGGACGGCCCTCGAGGTGACGCGACGGTTTAGCGCAGAGGCCGAGCGGGCCGCCCAGCAGGCGGTCCACAAGATCGTTGCCGAGGGTCAGCACGTCCGACAGGGCATGGCCACGCTACGGGAAGGGCTGGCCAGCGCTGGCGTGGGCCCGCAGCCCTACCTACTCGAAACATTGGTACGGACACAGGTGCAGATGGCGTACAGTGCTGGGCGCTACGCCGAGTTGCAAGACCCGGCACTCGACGAAATCGTCTGGGGCTACGAGTATAGCACCGTGGGCGACGGCCGGGTGCGGCCGGCTCACGCCGCACTCGACGGCAGTAAGTTGGCCAAGGACGACCCCAGGTGGTCCGAGATATGGCCGCCCAACGGGTTCAACTGCCGCTGTGACACGATCGAAATCTACGATAAAGGCACGCCGCAGTACCCGCCCGACACAGTCCAGATCGCGGGTCAACAGGTGCGTCCGGGCGCCGATCCCGACTTCCGCTTCCACCCCGGGCAGGTCTACCACGACATAACGATAGCCGCGTAGAGCGTACAGCCAGTATGGCTGCCTCCACACCTACGCTTGGCAAGGCGACCCCACTGGTGCTGCAGTTCCACAGCCAGACCTCTATGTCGGCTGTCAGCGGGGAGGGCAAGAACGGGTCCGGGCAAAAGGTCCAGCGATTCAAGAAGGATTTGATTAGTGTCGGGGTGTACACACATCCGGTTCACGGACGGATGCTGGATACGACAACCGAACGGATGGACGGCTGGATCGCGACCTTCAACCGCATGCTGGCTGACGGCGAGCGGGTGCCGGTCGTGCAGGACCACTCCGTGTCGGCCGAAACTACTCTGGGCTACGTGGTCGAGCTGTTCCGCGAGGGCGACCAACTTTACGGCATACATGAACTGGTTGGGGAAGATCAGATCGACCTGGCCACCCGCGTCAACCAAGTGAGCGTCGGTATTAGCCGCGAATTCGTGGGCGGCAACGGCACCCTCTACGGCGAGGCAATCGAGCATGTGGGCGTGACGCCGGAGCCGGTGGTTGCCGATCAAGGTGGCTTTGTAGCAATTGCCGCCTCGCGCAGCGGGCAAAAGCAGGCCGCCCTGTTCGTACTAGCTACAGACCGAGAGCAAGGAGCAAAACCGATGGACAAAGAAATGCTGGCGAAGCTACGCGAGATGCTGGGCGCAGGCGAAGACCTGAAAGAGGACAACGTGCTATCGCGCATCGAGGAGCGGCTGAAGCTGGGCGCGGACGAGAAAGCCCAGCTCGACACCAAGGTCAATGAGCTCATGGCCGAGATCGAGAAGCTCAAGGCGAGCCGCGAGACCGATGGCGACAAGCCCAAGAAGCTTGACCCTGACGTCGAGGACGGCCTGGTCGAGGGTGCCGAAAGCAGGCTGTCGCGGCTGGTCGAGAGGGGCAAGATCACCCCGGCCGTGCGCGACAAGCTGCTGTCTGTCCTCGTAGGCAAGGCCGGCAACCGGAACGTGCACTGCCTATCCCGCCATCGGAGCGGCACCGAGCGATCTGTTATCGCCGACGTGTGCGATGCCCTGGCGGACAACGACCTGGTCGAGCTCGGCGAGCAGACTGGCGCCCAGGTGAAGCTGGCGCGTAGCACTGAGACCAAGACCCAGGCCCAAACGCCCGAGCAAGCCCTCGCCAGGGCGAGGGCGGTGCAGGAGCATGCGGGGGTCAAGATCCCCGACTAGCCGTGTTGCAGACGTAGACACTGAGCAGAAGGAGTGACGAAATGGCACATCTCAACCCTAACGCATCCCCGAGCGTCGGCACCACGCGGACCGCTACGCCTCGCAAGCTGCTGTCGACCGAGGAGTCGGCGCAGTACCTCCCCGGCGGCAAGATCATCAACGGTGCGTTGAGCCGCGACCCAGACAACAGCGGCGACGTCGATGTACTGCGTGCCGGTCTGGTGATGGGCATGATTTCGGCCACCGGTCTGTACGCCCCGTCGATCCTGGGCGTGCTAGCCTCGGCGTACGACAAGGACACCACGAGCACGGGCGGCAGCCTCGAGCTGACGGTCAGCGTAGCATGCGCTACCGAGATCGTGCGGCGCATCGGCACCTCCGGCACGTTCCACCTCACCGGCCCGCCCACAGCGGCCGGCACGGTGGCGGTCAGTACGGACGTCACATATTCAGCGGTCGACCTGACCACCGGTGTCATCACCATCGCCCTGCTGGGCGCCGACTTTGTGGCCGGCAGTTACATCCAGCCGATCGACGGTAGCGAGGCACCGCTGGCGCTGATCCCCGACACCGCCGGCATCAAGGTGACGGACGAGGACAACGCCAACCTGGCCCGCGTCGAGTGGCGCAAGGTTCTGGTGGGTGGGCAGATCGACACCTCGCAGATCGTCAACATCGCATCCGACACGTCGCTGAAGCGATGGCTGAAGGCCGCGCTGAACGGCGTGTTGATGACCACCGGCGCGTCCGAGGTGCAAGGGCCGTTTGTGTTCGACGACAAGTACGACAAGGACGAGTAGTGGTTGCATGAATTGATCGGCGGTGCGTCGAGCGTCGCCCGGTGCAGTCTGAATAGGAGCATCTGATATGGCTACATCGCTAGAAGAAGTCTTGGCCTTTGAATCCATGCTCGGCGTGGTGGAGCTGATTAAGACCGGCGTGCCGGAGGGCATTCTGCCCAGGGGCTTCATGTCGATCATCAGGGCCGGCGAGGGAAAGCAAGGCACGTACGACCAGGTCACCGGCACCCGGGAGGTCGCCAGGCAGGTAGCCTACGGTTCGCCGAGTGTGCGCCGTGCCCTGGCGGGCCTGAGCGTTAAGCCGGTTACGTTCATCCATGCGCTCGAGCACATCATGCACGACCCGATCGTGCTCGCCCTGCTGCGTAGTGTCGGCAATGAGGCGCGGCAGAACCGCGGCAAGCAGGAGATCGACCGGCAGACGGCTATCTTTATGCGACGGTTCCGCAATCTGCGCATGTCGGCAGTGTATTCGGCGCTGAGCTTGGGCACGATCAACTTCGACGAGGATGGCAACCTGATGCACACGGCCACCAGCGCCGCGTTGAGCGTGGACTTCGGCGTACCGGCTGGCAACAAAAACCAGATCGGCGGCACCATCAGCGACAAATGGTCGACGGTGGGGACCGACATCCTCAAGCAGTTGGCCGACCTCAAGTACAAGGCGTTGACCACCACCGGCTACCCGCTGAAGTACGCCTTTTATGGCTCGGCGATCCCCGGCTATCTGGGCCTCAACACCGCGGTCGGCAAGTACCTCCAGGCGAATCAGCCGATGTCCCAGGCATTCGCCGACGGCGGGGTGCCCAACATCAGCGGCCTAATCTGGGTGCCGGCCAGCGACGCGTTCTTCCAGGACGCAGCGGGCACCAATCGCCAGTGGTTCGCCACCGACAAGGTAGTGTTTACGCCCGAACCCGATCCGACTTGGTGGGAGATCATCGAGGGCACTATGGTTGTGCCTACCAGGCTCGGCAACGTGGCAGCCGACGCCGGGGGGATGGTCAGTGCAACGAAGGAAGTTCGGGGCGCGTTCAGCTACGCCAGGATCAACAACGACGACCCGGTGACCATCAAGCAGGTGGCCGGCGATACATTCCTGCCGGTGCTCAAGGTGCCGAGCGCGATCTTTATCGCCGACATTGAGTTTTAACGGGACATGAGCCACAGGGCGTCGAGCCAAAGACAGTTGTCATCGTCAGTTGGCCGCACGGGCCGGGTAGCTCCGCAACTACCCGGCCCGCTCCTTTAGCTAGACAGGGGGTAGCCTTATGGCCTATTGCACCCGCACCGACATCGACAACATCTACGGCACATTCAACGTTGCCAAATGGTCGCAACTAGACAACGACTCAGCGGCGGCCAACGTGGAGCGTATCGCCGAGGCCATCGCCGACAGCGACGAGGCGATCGACGACCGGTTCCGAATGAGCCGATACACCGTGCCATTTGTGCCCGTGCCACGAAAGGTCAAGACCTGGTCGGCCAGGCTGGCGGGCATCTGGCTACTGCAATCTCGCCCGCGGCTAAAGGCCGAGGAGGCCGAGGGGCTGCTGGCGATGAAACAGACGGTGGAGGATGAGATGGATCAGTACCTGGCGGGCAACCGACACCTGAACTCCGCCATGCGTTATGGCGACAACATGCCGACCGCACCCGAAGTGGCCTAGCTGATGTGGGACGGGGTCCGATGGCAACGCTTGGCGACTATGCCGACAAATACACGGGCCAACGGTTCGTGGTGCTCGGCAAAGGCCGCACAACCTTCGACTACCACAACCTCTCCGCAGTGACCAGCCCCATCTGTTTTGTCAACGACGCCATACAGTTTGCCCCCTTAGCCACCCGCTCGGTCGAGCGATTCTTTATCGCCCACGACCGCAAACAGGCTATCTGGTTGACGGCCGGGCTGGGCTTTACCGCTGTTATGCTGGGCGGGCGACCAAAGAAGTTGTGGAACCGGGACGATACGCACCCTGTCTGGAAGCGGCTGTTTGCGGACGAACTGCCGGCGACCATGCGCGACGCCCAGCCGATCGTTACATTTCGCTGGGGCGGACGGCACCAATGGCCGCTATTGAAGTTGTCGCGGGCGGCGCTGGTGGCCGATGGCCGGCTGTTTGCTTGCGGGGCCACCATCCACACCGCCCTGCATTTCGCATGGCTGGCTGGTGCGGCGAGCATCGCCTTCATCGGCTGCGACGCCAACGACGATGGCTATGACAGCCGGATCCGGATCAGATCACAGACTCCGGATCTGCAACAGCACAAACGCATACAGCGGGTAGCCGACTACCAGTGTAGGGAGCTGGGGCTTGCAACGGAATACATCACCTCGGCCGCTATGCCGGCGACCTAACGGGAGGCACTGCATGATACCGAAAATCGCCCATTTCGTCTGGCTGGTTAATGAGGGCACCAACCGCGGCCGCCCTATACCACAATGGGCCCTGGTTAACTATGAGCAGTTTCAACGGCTACACCAGGGGTGGGACCTCCGCATTACGCGCGGCATCCCCGATTCTATGCCCGAGGATCTGGCGAGGTTGACGGCCGACACTGCATGGCTGCCCGCCAAAAGCGACATCATCCGGCTGTGGCTGCTACACAAGCACGGCGGGGTCTACAACGACTTTGATACATGGTTCCTCCGTAATATCGAGGGCCTGCTCGATTGCGAGTTCTATGCGTACGAGCGGGCCGTCCCAGCAAACCAGCTTAACAACTCGTCGCTGGGCTCGGTCCCAGGCAGCCCTGCCACCGAGTATCTGCTGGACGCCATACGGGGCCGAAGCGCGCGCAAGCCACCGCTACACTGGACCGCTTACGGGCCCCGCCTCTACACACAGCATCGCGGCAAGATTCCAGGCATGACCGTCTACCCGCCCTGGATGTTCGAGCCGCTTGAAAGCAAGGCCATTGCAGCAGAGTATTGGCACGCCAACCCGACGGAGCGGGCGATATTGCTGGAGAGGGAGCTGCACGCATTCGATGAGGGGGTTAAGCCCTACGCAGTGCACCTCCGGGGCGCATCTGGGCTCAGCCAGGCAAAGGGGTTCGGCCGGGGTGAGGCGCTATTGCATCGGCTCCGCCAGTTGGACCCGACGACGGGCGCTGAAGTCGGCGTCTCCCGCGGGTTCCTATCCGCCCACCTGCTCCACGAGTTGCCGGACTTGTACCTGTATATGGTGGACTCCTGGCAGGTCTGGCACAAATCCACCCGGTATTACCAGTCGCGGGATAAAGCCGCCCGTCGGGGACAAGCCGCGATGGACAAGGCCTGCGACGAGGCAAGGGCCAAAACGGAGTTCGCCGCCGAGCGGCGGACGGTGTTGCGGATGGATATGCACCAAGCGGCGCAGACCATTGCGGACGGGTCGCTCGACTTTGCGTTCCTTGACGCTGACCACACCTACGAGGGCACGAAGGAGGCTATCGCCGATTGGTGGCGCAAGGTGCGTCCGGGCGGGCTGCTGTGCGGGCACGATTATGGGCAGCCGAACTATCCACACTGGAATGTTAAACGAGCGGTGAGCGAACTGGCAGAGCGGACTAAGCTGCCCGTCGAATTGGGAGGCAATTTTACATGGTACATCTGGAAGCCGCCGACCACCTGACACCGACAGACTACCTCGACAAGTACAAGGGGCGACGCTTTATCATCGTCGGCAAGGGGCCTACGCCGTTCAAGTTCGCCAACCTGGCGGACGTGACGGACCCGATCATCTTCCTGAATGACATGGTGCAGTTTGAGGGGATGGCGCCGCGCTCTGTGGAGCGGTTCTTTTTCCAGGCTCACGCGCCAATGGGCATCTACGTCACGCCCGACCGCACCAGCACGGTTGTACTGCCCCGCGAGCGGTACACAGCCGGAGAGATAGCGGAGCTGGAGGCGGCGGGCGAGCGGGTACGGGTGGGCGGTAAAATCTTCGCGGCCGACTACGACCTGACGGGCATCAAGCGGGTGCTGCTGTACAAGTGGGGCCCGATATACGATTCAAGCCAATTGACCGTTACGCGGGCGGACGCGGTGGAGCGGCGAGCTATACGACGCTGGCGGTATCGTGCACCGTGCTACGCACTTTGCCTGGATGTGTGGGGCGACGGAGATAGCGTATATCGGGTGCGACGGGCGGGGGACGGAGTACGA